TGGTTTATATAAAAGAAGTGTGGATGTTAGTCAATCGAGGTCACGACGTTATACTTGAGACACTCTTCAACATTTAGATAGATATCCTTTTTCATGAGTTTCTTGAACTCCTTTTCTGGAATTTTAGTCTTCTCGAGGTAGACCTTTGTGATCATGTCCATAAACTTGGAGCACGAGTCCATTTCATTTTTAAGATCTTCAAACTTGCCCCAGAAACCATTCGTAGACAATTGATGAATGAGAACGTGCGCGTTCTTACCCATGCGGCGTTCATGTCCACCAAGCAAAATGAAGGATGCAGCACTACAGCATGCACCTTGTGCGATGGTGATGACCTTCACACGTGATTTTTCGATCACGTTCATCGCACTGAGACCAGCAAACATTTCACCACCATCACTGCATATGTTAATTCTAATTTCCGGTTTAAATCCCGGGAAGTCGATAGACTGCTTAAGCAACTTATTTTCAAGCTTTTTGAATTCTTCAGTAAATTCCAAAATATCGTCCGTCGTCACGTCACTGTAGAAGAACATTTCATTACCAATGATGCGCGTCGTCTTAAATTCATCATCACCGGTTGCGAGTGGTAAGATAGTCGGAGTTGGCATCTTTTGTTAATCGCGTCGATATGTTTTAAGTCACTTTTTGTACTTTTTAAATGCAGACCCACTCGATGGGATTTTAGTTTTTTTTACGTATTTTTTGAACGCAGATCGTTTGGATGAGATAACCTTCGGTTTTGGGGATACGGCAAATTGTACAACACTCTTCATTATGGTTTTCATTTGATTGTTAAACTCTTGACGTACACTGGTTACCAACCCAGATACGGTACGCTTACTCGTAGCTGTGCTGTTGTTGCTATTGCTATTGCTCATTTGTATACTCTTTTATTTTTTTCTTGATTTGTGATACTTCACGCGGTTTCAGTTTATTACCAATCGATAAATGATTTATAACATCAAAATCTTGTGGAGTAAGTTTATAATGGGTGTACATCTCCAAGTTGTTTTCTACGGCATATTTTCGTAGGAGATACAATTCTTGGTGACTCTTGCACCCAGATCTAAGTTTTATATTATTGTATTTCTGACTTCGCATCTTATAATTTCCAAACTTAGTCCAAAAACTACCCGGTCTGAGTGTTGATGCGTTCAGTTTTTTGCCTAAATTTGTTCTAGGTATGTTTATCACTGCATTTTCAAAATATAACATAGAACTCCAATGTCCCTGATATATACTCGTATCGAATAGATCGGCATCGGATAACGAATATGCTATATTTTTGTAATTAACGTCGTTTGAGTCTAGATAGTTTTCGTGTATAACACCCCACACGTGTCCATGTTCCGAACTCAGATCGGATATTTTCGTGTGAGAGTCATCACATAATACTAAAGATGCCAATTCTTTTGGTTCTATGAAATGATCTTTTTCATCGGAACAATTCATATAATCAAAAAAGTTGTGCAAGTTGCCTTTACATTTTTTAGCGATCGCGAGTGATCGTTCATTGTTGTTCAAATCGAGGGTTGCGATTTGTTCTGGTGTTCTCTTTGGTACGAGTATGAGCTCGAAGTTTGGTAATAAATATACACTATTAGATGAAACTATGAACGGCTTTTTAGTAAGCCTATCACCTTCGGATACACACTCTATTAGTTGTCTTTGAACCAGAACTTCATGTCTATAGTCGTCTAGTATCAGGTGCATGTTCGATTCTTTTAATTCTTCCAACACCTTGAAGTTGTCCGCGACTTCTATACTGTTCGTTTCATCTAAGACTGAATTTATTATAAAACTTTTACCCGTGCCGGATGCACCGCATATCATGACGTTTTTTCCATCTTTTATATGTGATTTTAAAATGTCGATTTCTTTTTTATGGAGCGTATAACCCGTACTCTTTTTTTGTTTTACTATTTTAACGAAAGCGTCCATGCCTGAAAATAAGAACGATGATCTCGCTAATCAGGCTATAGATATTATTTTTGAAAATGATGCGCTTCAGACTCGGATAATAGATCCTATAAAAAGGAAAGCGATTCCTTACTTACTATGTTTTGGTATCTTTAATTTAATATTGTTTATTTTAGTCGCTTTCATAGCAAAACGTGTGTTCACTTATTCTTCGTCTTCTTGATTATCTTCGGTGCCAACTTCGAGATCGACATCCGCGGTTTTGACCGGTTTAGTTATTAGTTCGATTGATTTGGATGCACGTTTACGAATGCTAGACTTCTTGAATGGATCCACTATACCCCGCTTGCCGGGCATCACACGTCCACGCAATTCATCGAGTTCTTCTTTCAGTTCTTCTTCAGTCATATTTCTTTGATTCGGATTTTTTAGGAGACTCATGATGGAGTATTCTTTTATAGCCTTGAATGGAAGTATCGGATGAACGTGTAGTATTTCTGGTTTTGTGAATATGTTATCATCTGGGAACTCTCGGTCGAACGAAGTTAATATCTTCTTTGGTATGGGTGGACTTTGTTCGATGAGTCTGTCCATCTCTTGTTGACAGTCGTGGACCATGTCGCCACCATCGAGTGTTCTATTCACCAATGGAAGGTTTAGTTCAAGTCTAATTTTACGCGACAATTTACCATACAGTTGTGACGCAGATCGATGACTTTCCATCAATTCATTTATTTTGAGAAACTGCATGATAGTCGCGATAATACCCGCGATGAGATTAAGACCACCGATGATCGATGGTACGGCTGAGCGAATACTCACGGGAAATTGTTCCTGTGCAAAATTCGCAGTGCCCGTGATGGTTGAAAGCACGATCACGGGAAGCGTAAAACGCATACTGAGTTTTTGAAACATCAAAAATGATTGGTAGTTCATGTATCTATAACAGGCGGCAGCTTCACCCCATTCCTTGAGGACCTTTTCCTGTTGTGTGTGCCACTGTTTGGGTGCGTCGGACTTTTCGATATCCTTTGGAAATCCTTCGATTGAATTCGCGTTAATAATTTCTTGCTCCATATTAATAGATGAACATTATATTCTTCATCCACCTCGTATTATTCATGGTGGTGCTCATCGTTCCATTTCTGAAAAATACGCAGTTACTTGAAATGTATAGCATACTCATACCGTTCATATTTTATCATTGGTCCGTAAACGATGATACGTGTGCACTCACACAAATGGAAATGTACGTCACGGGTAACGCAAAAGAGGAAACCTTCTTTGGTAGAATCGTGGGACCCATATATAAGATGGACGACACCGATGCGAATAAACTTTTGAAAACGGTCATGTTTACGTTGTGGCTTCTCGTACAGTATAGATTAGGTAGGATAAATTTTGACTAAATAAACTTGCCTAAGTCGCGCACATATATACCAATAATCATTACAAAATAAAGATGCCTTCTTACGCTCCAGTTTACGATTACAGGTGGGGTTCGGGAACCAAACTGGTCACCGAAAGGTCTATACTGACCAGCTCTAGAAAGTTCCTAATCGTAAACGGAAGAAAGATAGAAATTAATCGCGTTCCTAAAATTGGTGACCATGGGATTCACGGGGGTGTGTTGCAAATTATGCGTGGTGAACGAGTCATCAACTATCACTAGATAAAACTTAGACGCTACTATAATTTAATGGACTACAAAGAACCAAAAAAACGCGTGACTAAAAATGACAAGAAACATAGTAAACAAGTGTATTCACAAAAACATGTAAGAAGAATACAAGATATGTTATTAAAATCTAAGTCTACTAATAATGAACGCAAAGACTAAACACACAGCCATGCTCATAACGATATTCGTGTTGTTGCTCGTGATTTTGTACACGCTCACTAAGCCTCAGCCCGTCAGACGCGTACACACCCGAGAGCGCGTCGCCGTACCGGTTCAAATTCCCGTAGAGCGCGAATTTAGAGCGCCACCAATCAAGGAGTATAAACCACAACGCGTCCAACAGATGGGTGTGCTGCTCGGTGAGAACAACGAAACATTACCCTTGTACGGCAAGGAAGTGAGAGGAAGACGGGATAGATATCATTATTACACGGTAACACCCGGGGATCAAATGTACTCTCTTCCAGTGAGTTTTGGTGAAAGAGACTGCATGGATGACATGGGTTGTCAAGAGATTTACGGTAACGAGACCGTAAACATATTGGGACAATCGGGTGATTATGCCGCGAAATTGTATAGAACGGATAACTTTTTCTAATCAGTCTTTTCTTCTGATTTTGGTATCATGCTTAGGGCCCTGTGATATGTGTCATATGTAACGAGGCAACTCAGTACAATACACGCCGCGAGTGATCCGTAGCCGACTGGTTTCATTGGCACCGGAACCCACCATCCTATGAACTTTTTGCGCATAACATTTGTTATCATGATGCAACAACAAAGTATCGATAATGCAGACACGGAGTAGTGTTTGTTTTTATCGAATGGCACCGTTGGACTCCACGCGTCTTGACCTGGAAATATATTTATACCGAGTACATTCAATAGAGGTAGAATCAATGCTGGTAACATCTGTTATTTACATATATTTTATATTTAGTCCGAAACGCATTTTCATGAAGCGCATTGCGTCGCGCAGGTCTGGTTCACTCCATAAAAGCCACCTGGACCAAAATCCCGCAGTCTTCAAACCCGAGATTCCCCAATCCTCGAGTTTGCTCTTACTCACTTTAGACATTCTCTCGTGTACCTTTTGTGGGTCACTAAATTTACGCGTATCGCCACCGCCGTGTCGTAATACATAGAGACGCATGCGCATGGGATTTTTGTGTATGGTATAGTCCGTGTATCCCTTGCCACCGAAGTCCACGTGGTCTCCGTCCGGAAAGGTCACCCTGTACTTCTTTTCACGGATCGGACTTTTTCTGAGAATGACTCTCATTATTATTTACTTCCGAAAAAGTTTTGAAAAAAAAATAAATTTTTAAAAACTTTTTTCTTTCAAAAGAAAGTGAAAAAAATATTTTTTTTATTTTTAAAAAATTTTACTAGAAAACAAAAAATAAAAAAAAATAAAAATTTCAAAACTTTTTTCTTTCAAAAGAAAGTGAAAAAAATAAAAATTTTTTTATTCGTTTTCGAGAAGACCGCCGAATAAATTTAGTATATCTGCGAAATAATCGAACGACGCACCCACAAAATTACCTTCATAGTTCCGTCTCAGTATGTTATTGGTATCGTACACGACGAAAAGTGCAAACAGAGGCACGACGAGTTCCGAGTATCTCTTACCGGAGAAGAGCCTCAACAAAATCAAACCCACGAGTGCGACGAACAAAACGGATCCGAGCGATCGAAGGTCGTATCCGAGGGTATACGTGATCACACCGAGCGTAAACATGGCGATGAAAATGGACACCGCATCGAGCAAGGCTTCCTTCGCGTTTTTCTTACCGCGCGTACCCAAGAACATACCGGCGACGGCAGACATGACCGTGAAAAGCATGAATCGCGTGATTATATTCTTCGTAAACGCAAACATGAGAAGCGCGATGAACCACGCGATCATGTATGTGAGCGCATTTTTGGCGAACGCTTCGCTCATCTTTGGATCATCTATGGTAGCCTTCGCAAAGCCGTATGTCACGAGTGACTGGAATATCAAGTTTGCGAAAACCTTGGATAGAAACATTCTATTAATATACACGCGTAAATTAATTTACTTTTTCAAGAGTGCGTAGTGATGGTACAAGTGGATGCCGTTGATGTACAAACCTATCGACAGTGGTATCAAGAGGGCTGGACGCTTTCTGTATACGGCTGGGAGCGCCATGATCACGGCGAGAAGAACCATCGAAAAGTAGATGACTGGCGGCGCGATCAAACCAGTCTGTGTCCGGGTGAGACCCATGAAGAAACGTTTGTCGAGCGTATCGACTTCTTCGGTTGGTTCTGGTGCGTAGTATTCTTTTCCTTTATAACCTGGCATTTATTATATATGGAGAAAATAATGAAATACCTCCTGATACCCATCGTATTCATCGCGTTTGATTACTTCAAGAACCCCATAGACCGCCTGTATTTTCATAAACCACTCAGACCACTCGTGGGTATAAGAAATACACTATTAGATATGTTGTTATATAAACCGTTCTATCATCCGAATGATTTCAACGACTTGTGGATTCTCAAGTTATATCACAGGGAAATACTCGATTCCGTGTATTCCGGTATGAAGAACGCTAAAAAGTATTACTTTCACGATGACGACAAGTGGTTCGATGAGACCGAAAAATATTACTATTATAAACTCGAGGATTTTCCACTCATAAAAAGTAGGATGGACAAGATTCCGTGCGTCGTGGGTGGTATGATAGCTGTGATGGAAGGTCCGATGCACATACCACCACATCGAGCGGAGCATAACTTATACTTGCGATACCATCTCACACTCGAAGGTACGAGCACACTCACGACTGAATACGAGACACACGAACATAAAGCCGGTGAACACATGATTTTCGATCATTCGAGGTATCATAAAGTTGAGAAGACCACGGATGATAGACGGATCGTTTTGATTCTAGATATTAAAAGATTCTAATCTAATAGGTGATGCCTACACACAGCTTCATATAATTCGGGACCACCCACGAGCTCCACTTCACCAGTGTCTACGATACGTTTCGTAAACGGACCAGACGTTCCATCCTTACACCTCATACACAACGCAGACAATTTCGTGACGTCGTCCGACATGGGTATACAATCTAATATTTCACCAAACTTTTCTTGTTTGTAATCGGCATCTAACCCCGCCACGATCACAGTCTTCTTGAGAAAGAGACACATGTGTATAAAATCCTTGAGTCTAGTAAAAAATTGCGCCTCATCTATGGCGACGACTTCCGAGGCACAAAAGTTCTCATCGAGAAGGGTGTCTGCGAGCTGATTCACTTTTATACAATTGAAGTCCACATCATCGTGTGTATGAATCACGTGATCATTTGATCTCGTGTCCTTCATTGAGTTTATGACTGAGATTCTTTTACCCATGACTTTGTATCTCTTAAGACGTCGAATTAACTCCGACGTCTTACCAGAAAACATATTCCCTATGATTATCTCGAGACTCATCTTAGTTCTTTTAGTATTTTTGTGTTTAAATAACTTCCTAAGTGATGCGCATCTCACACGCAATAAAAATTTCGGTATATAATTTATGACGAAGATCATCACAGCAAATTTTTTGTTATGGAAGTCCATGGATTTACAGACCAATTCGAGGACAAAGAGAGCTCGACGCAAAATGGTGACTTACAATTGCCCAATGTGTTTCGATAAATGTGAATACTATTGCCCCAAGACGGATTCATACAAGAAATGTAGACGCTGCGATGGATGTCGCATCAAATTGAATACGAGTGATTACGATTGGTTAGATTAAATTATGTGTAGTAATTAAGATGACCCTCACCGATCAGGAAATATCTAAGAAAGTTCGTGAACTGCGAAAAATCAAGGGTCCGGTATACGCACCTCTTAAATATTTCAGGGGGTTGAATACACTCAAGGATGTAGAAACTAGATACATGAAAATGAAAAAGAAAACGTACACGAAATTCTCTACCGATAAGGGCGTGAAAACCCGAACGTCTTCGTACACGAAACGATTCCACGAAAAGTACCCGAACGCGAAATCCCTCCCCGAAATTGCGAAAGCGACGAAGATACCATTGAAGACACTGAGAACCGTGTACGATCGAGGACTCGCTGCGTGGAGAACCGGGCACCGACCGGGCGCTTCTCCACAGGCGTGGGCGTATGCGAGAGTGCATAGTTTTGTGATGAAAGGAAAGACATATTACACCGCAGATAAGGATTTAGCCTCTCGTTTGGTTAGACCTGGCGCTATTTGATGTGGCTGGCCTCGCACTCGTAGTTCGAGTAACACTTTCGGGACTCTTGGTTTGCGTGATACTTTCCACTTTTCCATTACCTGAACGACTCTGGGTAACGGAATTGGGGCTTCTATTCGTTTTAGCTGCGGACGACCGATTACTCGCGGATATTTTTATTTGTTTGACTCGTGACCCGACACTACCTGTAGTAGATCTCAGTCTCTTACGCTGAGATACATTCGAATTGGGGCGCTTCATTTCAGCTGTATTGT